CTGGAGAGGTTTATTTCTATTGTGCTCCTACTTATCGTATGGCAAAGGATATTGCATGGAAGGAATTGAAGAGATTAGTACCTAAAACATGGATTCAAGCCAAAAATGAAACAGATTTAAGGATTGATCTGATAAATGGGTCAAGTATTGAGTTAAAGGGTACTGAAAATGCTATGGCATTGAGAGGAAGAAGTTTGGCAGGGGTTGTATTGGATGAAGCAGCTTTTATGGAGCGAGATGTGTGGGCTGAAGTTATTAGACCTGCGTTGGCTGATAAACAGGGTTGGGCATTGTTTATCAGTACACCTGATGGAACTGCAAGTTGGTTTTATGATATGTGGTGTTTTTGTGGTGAACAAGAGTGGGATGATTGGCAAAGGTGGAGCTTTACAACTATCGAAGGGGGAAATGTAAAAGAAGAGGAAGTGGAAGCTGCCAGAGGGCAACTAGACCCAAGAACGTTCAGACAGGAATTTGAAGCTAGTTTTGAAAATCTTACAGGTTTGGTTGCTGTTAGTTTTGCTGATGAAAATATTGATAAGGAAGTGCAGGATTTGCATATGCTTCCTTTGTTAATTGGGTTGGATTTTAACGTTGACCCTATGGCCGGGATATGTGCCGTAAAGCATAATGATACACTATATGTCTTTGATGAGATCATGCTGACAGGGGGTGCTACCACTTGGGATTTTGCAGAGGAAGTTGTCAGAAGATATGGGGTGGATAGAAGAGTGATTGCCTGCCCTGACCCTACTGGTAGTGCAAGAAAGACAAGTGGGGTTGGTGTTACAGATCATACGATTTTAAGGAGGAATGGTTTTACTGTTATGAGTCCTAAATCACCTTGGAGGATCAGAGATAAGATTACTGCTGTAAATACTGCCTTGTATGATGCTGATGGTACAAGAAGGACTTTGATACATCCCAGATGTAAAGAATTGATTAAAGCACTTAGAACTCTTACATATGCACCGAATACTGGCCTACCTAATAAAAATTTGGGTGTGGATCACGCATTTGATGCTTTTGGATATCTTTGTCTACAACAATTTAACCTTGCAAAACCAGAGACATTAGGTCAGACTTCGTTTAGAATATATTAAAGATACCTAATTCTTACTATGTACCATTCTACGACTAAGAAAAAGAAGAAGAAAAAGAAGGGAGGTAAAAAACGTAGTGAATGTTCCTGTAAATAAAGCTCTTTACGCTAGAGTAAAAGCCGAAGCTAAGCGTAAGTTTAAGGTATATCCTAGTGCCTACGCTAATGCGTGGCTTGTACGAGAGTACAAAAAACGTGGCGGTACTTACCGAGTGGAGAAAAAACGTGGCAAGAAGTAGCGGTGGACTTACTCGTTGGTTCAAAGAAAACTGGGTTGATGTAAAGACTGGTAAACCTTGTGGCCGTAAAAAGGGTGAAAAGCGAGGTTATCCAGCTTGTAGACCCAAAAAACGTGTATCAAGTAAGACACCTAAGACAGTTGGAGAGATGACCGCAGCAGAGAAAGCTAGGTTTAAAAGAGAAAAAACAAGCAGTAAAAAGATAACTTATCAACATAGACGTAAAAAGAAGAAAAAATAACTGTGAAAAACGCAGTTTCAAGGTAATATATTGTTATAAGTAAAATTTTCTTAGAATCATGGCATTTTTTCGTGGTGAAGAAGGCTCTGTATCATTTGATAACGGAACTGGATCAGTTGGAGCAGTAGCCTCCACAACAGCTTGGACATTGGATGTAACCAAAGATACTTTAGATGTGACCGCACATGGTGATACATTTAGAAAAAATGTAGGAAGTTTGATTTCTGGAACAGGTACTGTTGATCTAATTTATACAGCAACATCTGGAGATGACACCGCTGAAATTATTACAGATGTATTAACTGCTGAAGATTCTGGTGATGCTTCATTCAATCTTTTCTTAGATACATCAGGTTCTAAGAAATTAAGTTTTAATGGAACTATTACAGGAACTACATATAGCTCAACTGTTGGAGATTTAAATACAGTATCAGTTAGTTTTACAACTAATGGTACTATTACATCTGCTGTCTAATGCCTAAAGGATCTTATTCGGCAAAGCAACGAAGACTTGCTGCTGTTGCCCCACCACGAGATAAGATTACGGCTGCGGATCTTAAAAAATTACGTTCTAAGAAAAAAAAGAAAAAGAAGTGAAACTTACCACTCGTCAAAAAAATTTATTAGATAAACATTCAGAACACCATAGCAAAAAGCATATGGAGTATATGAAGCAAAGAATGAGGGCGGGTGATACTTTTAAGCAGGCACATACAAAAGCAAAGGCAAAGGTGGGGAAATGAGAAAACGTAAATCTGTAAGTTTATCTGTAGGTAGAGGAGAGAAATCTAAAAGAGGTGGACTTACTGCTAAAGGTCGTGCAAAATACAATCGTGCTACTGGTAGTAATTTACAAGCACCTGTCACTGAAAAGAACCCTACTGGTAAAAGAGCAGCTAGAAGAAAATCATTTTGTGCTCGTATGAAAGGAATGCCTGGACCATTAAAAGATAAAAAAGGCAGACCTACAAGAAAAGCGTTAGCTTTAAAACGATGGAGGTGTTAGATGACTTATTCAATTCCCGGTGATTATAGAACAAAAGTACAAACCTCTACTACTATTGGCGATATAGATAGTCCTTTCACTAGAACAAGAGCAGTTCTAGACATGATGAAAGGTTGGGAAATAATGAAGGCTGTTACTGAAGGAACTGAATATCTTAGAGAAAATAGTGAAGCATTTTTACCATTAGAACCTAGAGAAGACTACACAGCATATATGGCAAGAGTAAATCGTGCTGTATTTAGTCCTTTCACACAGAGATTGATAAGAGCAGCCACTGGTCTTGTATTAAGAAAACCAATAAGTCTTATAGGTGATCCTTATTGGACAGAAACTTTTAAAATGGATGTTGATGGTTGTGGTTCAGATTTAGATGAATATGCAAGAAGAATACTGATGTGTTCTCTTACCTATGGTCAAAGTCATATTCTTGTAGATTATCCTGCACCTTCTGGAGCATTAAGTCTTGCAGAGGAAAGGCAACAAAATCGTAGACCTTATTGGATTGAAGTAGATCCTACAAATCTTTTGGGTTGGAGGTTAGATAGAGAATCAAATTATGGAAATCTTATACAAGCAAGAATTGCAGAAAAGGCTGTATTGCCTGATGGAGATTTTGGAGAGAAAGTCTATGACCAGGTCAGAGTTATAGAACCCGGCAGTTACAGAGTTTTTCGTAAAAAAGATCAGATTGATGCAATGTATGATGTTGATGATAATTCATATATGGGTGAGTTTAGTACAGGAACAACTGGAGAAGATTATAAATTAGCTGAATCTGGTAGTTTTTCTCTTGGTGAAATACCTTTAGTTACTATTTATTCTGGCAAAACAGAAAATTTAGTAAGTAAACCACCCTTACTTGATATTGCATATCTAAATCTTGCACATTTTCAAAGACAGGCTGATTTAATTCATAGCTTGCACGTTGCATCTCAACCAATGCTTGTAATGGAAGGATACGATGACCAGACAAAAGATTTAGCTATTTCTGTCAATTATGCGATGGCAACTCAGCCAGGTAACAAAGTTTATTATGTAGAACCAGCTTCTAGTGCTTTTGATGCTCAATCTGCTGAAATAAAGGAATTACAGATGCAAATGGCTACTTTGGGAATATCTACTTTAAGTCAACAGAAATTTGTAGCTGAATCTGCTGATGCCAGACGTTTAGATCGTGTAGATACTAATTCTATGCTTGCTATGGTTTCAATGGAATTAGAACAGAAACTTCAGAAATGTTTTAATTTTTCTGCTGAATATGTAGGTATTGAACCACCAGAGGTAAAAATTAGTAGAGATTTTGATATTGAAAGATTAATTGGTCAGGATATTACAGCTTTAACATCATTATTTGATCAACAAGTTATTGATAGAGAAGAATTCAGAGATATTTTAGTTCAAGGTGAAGTACTTCCTAGTGCCAATCAGACAGAATCAAGTTAGTATACTATTATATAAATAAATTTATAAAGCTTATGGCTAAATCTTTAGACAAAGTGCTTCAACCCGATGGAACGTATAAGTGGGAACTTGTAGAGCCTTCTTATGCTGAAAAGATGGGTAATGGTGCTGAAGCTCCCGTTGCTTGTCCTGCTCCTCAAAAAAGTGTTGTTACTGCCAACTTAAAAACTATGACCAAAGCAGAACTTGAAACTTATGGTCGTTCTTTAGGTATCGAGTTAGATAAAAGACATACTAAGGCAGATTTAATTGCCGAATTAGAAAAATTTACCTCCACTAATTAATTATGATTGAAGAAAAAGTAATTGAGCAAACACCAGAAACTCCTACACCAGAGGTTAGTACACCAACCCCACCTGTAAATGATTTAGCTAAACAGTTACAAGAGGCAAATGAACGTGCTGCAAAGGCAGAAGCATTAGCTCAACAAAAAAGTAAACTTGCTGAAGAAACAGAGCAAAAATTTAAAAATGCTAAAAGTAAAATCGGTCAATATTATGACGATAGAAATAAAGCACTAGAAGATCAGGGAATGTATAAACCTTTATGGGAAGAGGCAAATAAAACTAATCAGGAAATGCAAAATGAAGTAAATGCGTTAAAACAACAAATACAAGATTTAAAAAATTCTAATGAAGCTGCAAGTACTAAAACAGAAGCTTTAGCTGCTATCAGTAACCTTGGAGCTATAAATGCAGAACAAACTTTGTCATTATTACAGGGAAAATTACAAAAAAATGCAGAAGGTCAAGTTGTTGTTCTTAATGGTGGAGTTGAACAGAATTTAACAAATTATCTTACAGG